AGCTGGATGAGGAGTCTATCGGAACTCTGGACTTCGCAGAGATCCGCAATGTCGACCTGACTATCCGTCCCTACAACTGGGAGGTCAATGGCAAGACTGGCGTTAAGGCTTATCTGAAAACAATGTATGTGACCATCGAAGAGGATGAGTTCGCTGAGAAGTACGCTGCGGAGGAAGGTCCGGAAGAGGCCCCGTGGCATTGATATTTTAGAAGATGGACAAAGGGGTGCCTGATATTGCCAGCAAGGTAAATGTCCTAAGGCTAGAGGAAACAGCCCCGTTCCATCAATTACCGAAGGGAGAAAAACATATGGAAACCAGTAACAAAAGATATAGAGAAAAACTCGTTCAACAAATTAAAGATGCTGGAGAAGAACTTATCAAACGATCCGATACGTTGGTGCATCCAGACTTGGAGCTTATCACAGATTTTGATATAACTCTTAGTTTTTCACAGGATTGCTTTCCTGAAATCACTTTTTCTACTTCTGTTGTAAACAAAACAGCTTGCGATCGCCTTTGTAAAAAGGAGGTATAATGCAGCAATGTTTTGGAAAAAGAAAAAAACTAAACGAAAACAACCGGTTAAAAAACAAATTCCGAAGCATATCGCTGACAATCTGAAATATGGAGAGAATGTAGCCGAAGGTTTTAAAAAAGGTGTTTCTAAGGTTTCGGAAAAACCTAACCGAAAAAAGCCCGCCGGTAAAAATTCGGAAAAGCATTTAGACGCTCGAAAAGAATTTCTGCGAGTGTTCAGACAACTAACCTACCGGCATCGTTCTTGGGATGTATGGAGCGACTTCATTATTATGTTCGCTTGCGCTTTATCGAATCCGGTGGATAAAGACCACTTCGACGAGAGAGAGGCGTTATATTTGCGGACTATCAAAAGATACAACAAACAGGAGCAGCCGTTGTTTTCCGAACTTGCTGCATATATGGTAGTGGCTTTGGAAGAAAATCAAGAGCAGGACTTTTTGGGAAGTATCTACACCGAACTTGGCCTTAACAGCAAAGAACATGAGCAGATTTTTACGCCTTACCATGTTTGCGAGCTGATGGCGGAAATCACCATGGAAGATATTGTTGAAAAGGTCAAGAAAGACGGATACATCACCCTGAACGATCCTTGCTGCGGCGCTGGAGCTACTTTGATTGCCGGTATTCATGCAGCGAGAAAAAGGCTGGAAAAAGCCAACCTGAATTACCAGAATCATATCTTAGTAGCCGCTCAGGATATCGACATGGTAGTGGCTCTGATGTGTTATATTCAGCTATCTCTCCTCGGCGTTGCCGCTTACATCAAAGTCGGAAATTCACTGACCGAACCAATGACTGAAAATGATTCTCTGGACAACTATTGGTTCACTATGATGTATTTTTCCGATATATGGTCGATGCGGCGACTTCTTAGGAGTTTGTAATGGCTGGTATATCTTTAAGAGATTATCAACTGGACGCCGTTGACAGGATGAAAAACGGCTGCATTCTGTGCGGCGGCGTTGGAAGCGGTAAGTCCAGAACCGCGTTAGCCTATTACTACAAACAAAACGGAGGCGAACTCGGAACAAAAAAATACGTGAAGATGAAAAGCCCTAAAGACTTGTACATCATCACGACAGCAAGAAAAAGGGATACGAAGGAATGGGAGGGTGAGCTTTCGCCCTTCCTTCTTTCTACCCATTCCGAAGCAAGTTCATATTCCAATAAAGTGGTAGTCGATTCGTGGAACAACATCGGCAAATATGCAACGGTAACGGACGCCTTCTTTATATTTGATGAACAGAGGGTCGTGGGTTCCGGAGCTTGGGTAAAAGCATTTCTGAAAATAGCCAAGCTTAACGAGTGGATTCTGCTTTCCGCCACACCAGGAGACACATGGGAGGATTATATTCCAGTCTTTGTAGCCAATGGGTTCTATAAAAACAGAACAGCTTTCAAAGAAGAACACATGGTCATGACCTGGGTAAACGGCAAGTATCCGAAAGTAGACCGGTATTTGGGCGTCGGGCGTTTAATCCGTCTTCGCAATCGAATTCTTGTGGAGATGGATTTCAAACGGGAAACGGTCTCGCACCACGAAGATGTTTATGTGAAATACGATGTCGCCAAGTATAAGGACGCTTCAAAGCTTCGATGGAATCCTTATAAAAACGAACCGATTACGAATGCCGGCGAGCTGTGCTATGTATGGCGCAGGATCGTGAATTCGGACGATTCCAGGCAAGTCGCTTTGATGGAACTGTTTGAGAAACATTCGAAAATGATTGTTTTCTATAACTTCGACTATGAACTTGATATTCTTAAGAATCTCTATTACGGAGATGGTGTCGAGGTTGCGGAATGGAACGGTCATAAGCATCAGCCAATTCCCACTTCAGACAGTTGGGTCTATCTGGTGCAGTATACGGCCGGAGCCGAAGGATGGAACTGCATAAGCACCGATACCATCGTGTTCTACTCGCAAAATTACTCTTACAAAATTATGAAGCAGTCTGCCGGAAGAACTGATAGGCTAAATACGCCTTTCAAAGAACTGTATTACTATCACTTGAAATCCAGATCCGCTATCGATTTGGCGATCAGCCGTGCTTTGAGTGAGAAACGGAATTTCAATGAAACCAAGTACGTAAACAGTTATTCCAAAAGAACTGCTTAGTCAGGAGGATACCAATGATTAAACTGGATGTCCAAGAATACTGTCATGGGTGTGCCAATTTTACGGCTGATGTGAAGGAACCGGAAAAATATTATGCCGGCTTCGATATTATCGAAATGACAGATACTCTTGTTCGCTGTGAACATCGCAAATTATGCGAAAACCTAGTTCGATATTTGAGAAAGCAGGTGGATCTTGATGAAAAATCCGAAAATCAATGAAAGCTTGATTATTGGCGTTGATTTCTCCAAACGAGATGACGGTGTGCTTATTGTTGGCCGCCAAAAGAATGGAGATGTCACAATCATTAACGCTTTTCAAGGTAAGGAAGCCTTTGATATTTATAAAAAGCTGATTACAGTCAAGAAAGGAGGCGGCAACGATGGGTCTGTCAAGACTAGCGGAACAATGCCGAAAATGCCCGTTTAAAGATAACTGCAAAAACAAACGAATAGAAGCACTCGGATATTTGCCGGAGCCGATTGTAGCTGAAGCAGGTGCGTCGTCTGCTGCTGAATTGACTCAACCGATTCTTCGAGAGACTGTAAATACGATTATTGACGGCAAAGTTGTCAAAGTGTATAAGGACGAGATTGAGAAGCAGCTTTATAAAGAGTTATATTCTCATCTAGGTCTTCAGTTTGGAGGTTAATTATGGAAAGCAATAACAAAAATAGCCTTGGATATAAAGTCGGACAAGCTTTGGCTTTTGTAATTGGAGTTTGTATTGCGGCTATTTTAGTCGCTTTGACTGTGAAACTTATTCTGTGGATTTTGTGATACCGACAACCGAAAGGAGAAAAACATGAACGAGCAAATTATAGCCGTTGACTTCGATGGCACCCTTTGCGAAAACAAATGGCCGGAAATCGGAGAGCCAAATACTAATCTTATTGGTTATCTCATTGAGATGCGGAAATCATTTGGCGCTAAGATTATTCTATGGACTTGCCGCGTTGGAGAAATGCTCGATAAAGCTGTGAACTGGTGCTCGGAACACAGACTTGAATTCGATGCGGTCAATGAGAATCTTCCTCACATCATCGAGCGTTTTGGCGGCAATACACGGAAGATATTTGCGAACATGTACATTGATGATCGGAATTTCCGGTATGACAATAAATCTCCAGATAAAGTTTTATATCTTTGCGATGGCGGACAGTGTGAGACTTGTTCAAATGAATGTAATCATACAACTGATATTGACCATGCCAAAAACTTTAATAAGGAATTTGGCGTGTATGTAGAAAAGGAGAATGATTATGCTGAAAATCAGTAATTTTGAAGTTATTGGCTGGGAGCACGCCATTCGTGGAATGCGCAATCCGATGAATAGTTGGGAGAAGAGCGATAGTTGTACGCAAGGATACGTATGGTGTAATGAATTCTGCGGACATCCCGTTTCAGGCTGTGATAAAGAAAGTGGTTTATATTTGGGTCCTAACGACCTCGACCTGATGAAACGGCTGCGCAATGCTGGGACGGATCACCGGAAGTTCATGCGGATGATTACCGTTTACGTTGATATTCTTGCTCCGCTCTACTGGTGGAAGGAATTTGATACATATAAAGTTGGGACAGTTGCGAACTCTTGCTCGACAATGCATAAGATCCACGCGAAGGAGTTTGAGCCGAAAGATTTTAGTCATGAGCATCTCATCTATCCTTCCTATCAGCATCTGGAGAAGACGATTGATATTCTGAATGTCTATCGTTGGTGCTACGTCAAATATGCCGATCTCAAAAATGGCGTTTTCCCGGTAAGTCATGAGGTTGGCGATATTATCGAGAACATGAGTAAGAACGAGATCTGGTGGCAGATGATCCAACTCCTCCCGAGCTCTTACAACCAGAGACGGACGGTCATGCTGAATTATGAGGTTCTGGCTAATATTTACAAAAGCCGGCGGAACCACAAGCTCGACGAGTGGCATACGTTCTGTGACTGGATTGAAGAGCTTCCGTATAGCGAGTTGATCACTGGTTATGAGAAAAACGAAAAGTAGCTGCACGAAAAACGCATCTCCTATAATGAAAGGAGGTAACGTTTATGAATTATTTTCTAGCAGTGAACGACCGACAACTCGGAACATGCTTGAGAATGCTGTTTGCTGAAAAACTTCAACCTGCTATCCAAACCGTATTAAACGATAAGGGTAAGATTGAATTTCATATCAGCATTGCAGCAGATCAAGAAGTGTTCGAAGAATTGGACGAACGCTACAAGATTTTGATTTCGTAAGTTACTCGATTTCAAAGGTAAAAGGTCTGAAACACGGCCTTTTACTTTTCCTTATTTTGCAGTATAATATTAAAGAGGCGATGCTTATGAAAGTTAAATCCAGAATGTCTTGTCCGGTTCGCCGAAAAGACGGAACGTGGACAACGATTATTAAAGAGTTTGAAGAAGATATACCGGATCTTGGTCGAGAAGAGCTTATATGCAATAAGTGTGGACGACCTGATTATCCAAAGTGTAAAGAAACAGTTTGCAAAGCTTGGATATATCATAAAGCAAAGAAAAGGGCTGAGGATTAAACCTCGGCTCTTATTTTTTGCGCTGAAAGGAGATAAAAATGAGTGATTACGGTGTAAAAGAAACCCAGTGTACACGCTGCGGACACAGAGAAGTATGCTCTCTGAAAACAGAATTTCTCGAAGCTCAGAAAGCAATCGATGAAGTATATGTGAGTCGTCCTTGCGAAGATGGTAAAAAAGTATCCATGATTCGCGTCCGCGATATAAAGCACATTGAACCAGTCGAACTTCGTTGCAAACACTACATACCCAACACAGGAGTGAATATCAGATGACAGATAACAAAAAGAGAGGCAGATCAAAAGCTATAAATCCGAGAAGTAAGCAGTATCGTATTCGTCTAACAGACGATGAATGCGAAGCCCTAAAAACTATCGCCAAAAAGCATAATCTTTCTATAAGTAAACTTATTCGCTCCAGAATAATTGAAGGTGAATATCAGATGACAATTAACGAATACCAGAAAGCCGCCTACCGTACCGCCAATCAATCCCTGACCGACTCTCAGCAGCTCCAAAACGGACTCATGGGTCTTAATGGAGAATCCGGAGAGTGCATTGATATTTTGAAAAAACATCTCTTCCAGGGGCATGATCTCGATAAGTATCACATTGCCAAAGAGCTTGGAGATGTGGCTTGGTATCTTGCGGTGAGCGCTCAGGCTCTCGGTTTTGATTTGGAAACGATTTTGCAGATGAACGTGGAGAAGCTGAAAGCGCGTTATCCTCACGGATTTGACGCCGGACACAGCCAGCACCGTTCTTCTGGTGATATTTAAGGAGGACATCATGTGGAGCAAAGAAACAATTAAAAACAAAATTTACGCCCTGGTGCTTATTGGCATCGGGGCTCTTTCTATTTTGCCGGAAAACGACGCCACCGCTTTTATATTCTTTTGCCTAATCGGAGTACCTTTGTTCTTCGCTAAGGAAAATTGGATTATGGATGGAGGAGGTTCCGATTATGTATATGAAGAAAGCCGGAGGGAAAGTGTACGGAGCGCATCTGACTGCCGCCGAAAAGAAAGCGATGGATATCGAAATTCGCAGGCAGCTCGCAGAGTACGATCTCAAACACGCTAACGAACTTGACGCCATGATCTTATGGCATTTGCATGAGGAGTTTGGTTTTGGACCGAAGCGTCTGAAGCAGTTCTATGACACTTTTGCCGTAAGATTGGACGAACTGATTAAACACTATGAGATGACTGATTCCGATATGGTTTGGCTGTGTACGTACAAGCTGAAACAATACGGAATCGACATCGAGGAATGGAACAAACAAAGGAGGGACTGATGGGTATCGTTAATCGTGAAAACAACCCTCGAAAGAATTCGGAGGGATATTCTGACCCAACGGCTTTCGAGGCTTTGCAGAACATCGATAAGGAAGACGAAAGATTTCACAGACTGCTGCACACATTGTTTTATATCTGTGAGCTTGCTGATTTCGAAATTGAAGGCCGCATTGTGTTGATTGACAAACAGACCGGACGGGTTTGGAGATGAGAAAAACGTCCGTACACTCTTTGAAAATCTGCAAAATTGTGGCCACTTTTGTTTTTGTGAAAGTGGGCTTCGACCAATTTGGGGGAAATTTTGGAGCTTGTACGGACGAAAAATCTCATTTTTGGCCAAAAAAAGTGGGCAAAAGCCCGGTTTTGCGAACCAAAAGTGGGCAGAAAAAATCGGGTGCATTTTCTGAAAACGGCACTTTTTTGGCGTTTTTTGGCCATTTTTGGCCGATTTGCGCAAATTGGGTGTCGGAAAACCACTAAAAAGCCCACTTGCCCACTTTTATTTCTTATTTAATTGCGATAAAAAGTTTTAATATTTAAATAAATAAAGCGAACAAAAGTGGGCATTTGGCCACAAGCCGAAAATGCATACCACAAATCAAGCAAAAAGTCAAGTGGTTTGCAAATAAAGTCCTTTCTTTATTTTGGCTTTTGTGCTATACTGTAATAACCACACAATCTAATAGTTTTCAAGTTGCAAGGGAAAATTACTTTGGTAAAAAGTGTTTTCTTTCTTTACTCATGCGTCCTTTGCGACTTGATTGAGATTGTGTGGCAATAATGAGGGATTCACTTTTTCGGTGCGTCTCTCATAAGGGGCGCACTTTTTTATTGCCCTCTTGAAAGGGGACGGACACAATGAGTGGAGAGAAGAAAACACCTAAAACCACAAGTAATATTGCAACAGGCATTGCTATGGCTGCATCCATAGTGCCTCTTGTCAAACCTGCCATCGATGCTGTTCGTGATTATGCGGACAAGACGATTGAGGAACGGAAAAAACTGGTCGTTGTGCCGAAGCTTTATTCTTCGGAATATCGAACCACGTCTGAGCAAGCTGTAGAAATATTAACAAGTCTTGGATTAAAAGCAGTTCTCTCTCCGACTCTTATTGATGACGCCGACGGAAAATATAGAAACTGTATCAACAATCAGGTGATTAAATCTGAGCCAAAAGCAAGGCAGAAAGTTGAACCAGGAACTACCGTTCGCGTTTTATATATCACGCAGGAAGTTATCGACGAAAGTCAGCGTCTGTTCAATGAGTCCGAAAAACGAAAAGCAGAACTATTGCTTGAAAAAAGTATAAGACGTTCTGAGAGGAAAGAAAAAACAAAGCGAGTGGTATCGGATGTTGCTGATACTGTTAAACGAGGAGTCGGAAAAATTCCATCGGTTCTTTATAAAAAGAACAACGACAAGGAGGAACACAATGAGTAAGAATGGTAAAAAGCGAGGCTTTGGCGGTTTGCTGTTGGATTTTATTTTGGTGCTCTGTACCGGAGGATTGTGGCTCATTTGGATTTTGATACGCTATCTTCGAAACAACAGCTAAACGCTAAAATTGAATAATTGACGCGGCCAAGATGCTTAACGGTGTCTTGGTCTTTTTTATTGTCTATTTTTGCCGCGCGAAAATTACATGCCCTTTTATGAAGAGAGGGATAGAATAGCTATTTTTAAAGATAGACATTCCCTTTTCCGTTTTGGAAAAAGCACTGAAAGGAGGCCCATTAACCATGCTTGAAAGTCAATTCCAAGCAAAGCTTATTAAAGAGCTTAAGAAAAGATTTCCTGGTTGCATCGTTATGAAAAGCGATTCGGGATATTTACAAGGCATTCCCGATTTGCTCATTCTCTACAACGATAAATGGGCTTCTTTGGAATGTAAACAAAGCGCTGGCGCAAAGAGACAACCGAATCAAGAGTATTATGTCGGGAAGATGGATGAGATGTCGTTCTCGAGATTCATCTGCCCGGAGAACAAGGAGGAAGTGCTGCATGATCTTCAACAATCATTCGAATCTTGAAGGGCAACACGCTTTTCTCGGTGCCAGCAAATATCATTGGATTAACTACAGCGAGGACAAGGTGGCGGAAGCATATTCCAAATTCCTCGCTACGCAAAAAGGAACCGTTCTTCACGAATTTGCGTGCCAGTGTATTCGTCTTGGGCAGAAATTGCCGAAGTCTCAAAAAACACTGAACATGTATGTCAATGACGCGATCGGTTTCAAAATGATACCAGAGCAAATTCTGTTTTACTCGGAAAATTGTTTTGGCACCGCCGACACTATCATGTTTCGAAACCGGTTCCTTCGTATTCATGATTTAAAGACCGGATCTATTCCGGCTCACATGGAGCAGCTTAAAATATATGCTGCTCTTTTTTGTTTGGAGTACAAAATAAAACCTGCTGATATCGACATAGAACTTCGTTTGTATCAAAACAATGAAATTCTGTACGATGAACCGACAGCGGAAGACATCGTTCCGATTATGGACAAAATCATCACTTTTGACAAGGTGATTCGAAAAATCAAAGAACAGGAGGGTTAAACCATGAATTCCTTTGTGGAGAAAATGCTGATGCACTATGGAATGCCGAGACGTTCCGGTCGTTATCCCTGGGGTTCTGGAGATAACCCTTACCAGCATAGCGGGGATTTTCTATCGCGAGTGGAGGAGATGAAGAAATCTGGATTCACTTTCACGGATAAAGATGGGAAAACCTACACCGGTGAAGTAGCCATCGCCAAATCTATGGGTTTGAGCACAACGCAGTTCAGGACACAGATGAGCTTGGCGAAAGACGAAAGAAGATCCGCTGACGTTTCGACTGCTAAGGCGCTTCGGGAAAAAGGTTACAGTCTGAATGAAATCGCGGAGAAGATGGGATTCGCTAATGATTCTTCCGTCCGTTCTTTGCTCAACGAATCGTCCGAAGCCCGTATGAATCAGGCTAAAACCACGGCTGAATTCCTGAAAAAGCAGATTGCGGAAAAAGGAATGATAGACGTTGGAACCGGCGTTGAGCGGGAACTTGGTATCTCTAAAGAAAAGCTGAACCAAGCTCTTTATATTTTGGAGATGGAAGGATATCCGATATATGGAGGTGGTGTTCCGCAGGTTACGAATCCTGGAAAGCAGACCAATATTAAAGTCATCTGTCCTCCCGGAACAGAACACAAAGAGATTTATAATTTTGAAAACGTTCATTCTGTGAGGGACTACATCTCTTATGATGAAGGCGAGTCTTTCAGAAAAGCGTTCGAATACCCGTCCAGTATGAATTCCAAGCGGCTTCAAATTCGTTATGCGGAAGATGGTGGAATTCAGAAAGATGGCGTTATCGAGCTTCGAAGAGGCGTGGATGACCTTTCTCTTGGTGACGCACATTATGCGCAGGTCCGTATTCTTGTGGACGGAACACACTATCTTAAGGGGATGGCCGTTTATTCCGATGACCTTCCCGATGGCGTTGACGTTGTGTTCAACACTAATAAGAAGAAGGGCACGCCAACACAGGATGTGCTTAAGAAAATCAAGGATGACCCGGATAATCCTTTTGGCTCAGCGATTAAAGAGCGTGGCGGCCAAAGTTATTATGATGACCCAAATGGAAAATACACTGACCCAGTGACAGGAAAGAAGCAGTCCCTCTCGCTTATCAATAAAAGAGCCGAAGAAGGTGATTGGGGTGAATGGGCTGATAAACTTCCGTCGCAATTTCTTTCCAAACAGCCAAAGTATCTGGTGGATAAGCAGCTTAATCTTGCAATAAGCGACAAGATGGCTGAGTTTGATGAGATTTGTTCTCTGACCAACCCTACCGTCAAGAAATCGCTGCTCAGTTCTTTCGCCGATAGCTGTGATTATGATGCCGTCCATCTGCAAGCAGCCGCCCTTCCCCGTCAGAAGTATCAAGTTATTCTGCCAATTACCTCGATGAAAGATAACGAGGTCTATGCACCGAACTATAAGAATGGTGAAACCGTAGCTTTGGTTCGTTATCCGCATGGCGGAACCTTTGAAATCCCGATTCTCACCGTCAACAATAAACAGGCGGAAGCGCGAAGGGTTCTGGGTAATACTCCGAAAGATGCCATCGGTATTAACAGCAAAGTTGCAGAACGTCTTTCCGGAGCCGATTTTGACGGCGATACTGTTATGGTTATTCCGTGTAATTCGGGAAGAAGCAAGGTTAAGATTACTTCTACCCCGCAGCTAATCAAAGATTTCGACCCCAAGCTTGAATATGGTGGAAAGAAAGAAGGAACCTTTAAACAAATGCGGGACACCCAGAAAGAGATGGGCGTTATCTCGAATCTGATTACGGATATGACCATTAAGGGAGCCACCAGAGAAGAGCTTGCGAGAGCGGTTCGTCATTCAATGGTGGTTATTGATGCTGAAAAACACAAGCTGGATTACAAGCAGAGTGAGATTGACAATGGCATCAGTTCTTTGAAGAAAAAATATCAGGGCACTGTAGAAGACGGTCGTTATCATGAAGGCGCTTCTACCCTTATCTCCCGTGCAAAATCGGAAGTATCGGTGGTTAAAAGACAAGGAAGCCCCAAGATTGATGAAAAGACCGGAGAACTTGTGTGGAAACCGGTTGACGACCCTGTTTATGTGGATAAAAGGACCGGTAGAACTAAGGTTAGAACACAACCCAGTACCAAGATGGCTGAAACAAAGGACGCCTACACGCTTGTATCCGATGTGGATTCCCCGATAGAGAGAGCCTATGCGAACTACGCCAATAAAATGAAGGCCATGGCGAACCAGGCGCGTCTGGAAATGCTATCTACAGGCAAGGTTCCATATTCCGCCTCCGCTAAAGAGACCTATCAGGCTGAGGTCGATTCGTTGACCGCCAAGCTTAATGTTGCATTAAAGAACGCCCCCAGAGAGAGGCAGGCTCAGACTATAGCCAATGCGGTAGTAGCCGCCAAGAAACAGGATAATCCGGGCATGACAAGCGGCGAAATCAAGAAAGCCAGTCAACAAGTTCTTACCCAGGCCCGGTCTATGGTGGGCGCAAAGAAAGAAACCATCAAAATAACAGACCGAGAGTGGGAAGCAATTCAGGCTGGAGCTATCAGCGAGAACAGACTGCGCCAAATCATAGACAACGCGGACATTGATGTGCTTAGGCAGCGTGCTACACCAAGAGCATCTACCACTTTGAGTACTGCCAAGATGCAGAAGATTACTTCCATGAATGCTTCTGGTTACAGCACATCTGAAATCGCTGAAGCTTTAGGAATCTCTACGAGCACTGTGTCGAACTATTTGAAATGAGAGGAGTGACCTAGTATGAATGGTTCTTGTGCTCTTACTACATTTGACAATCCTTTCGATCCGTTTGAACGGTTCTCCGATTGGTTCTTGTTCGATGTAGGAAAAGGTTACAATACTTGTTCTTATCTCGCTCGAATCGCAAAAACTTCTGAACAATTTTCCGATGAAGAGAACGAACAAGAGATTGAACGAGCAATTGATGAAATCATTAAACATGATTTCATGAACATTTACAAGAAAGTAAAAAGGAATTCAGCAACGACTTGACTAGAGTATGGATAAATGCCATCGCTCGTCTTGTCGTTTTTGTTTTGCTGTTGATTCTTACTTTTTTGTGAAATAAGTTTTCGGCGATCTCTTCGCCATGTGATACGACTGTACTGCTGCTTCGTGGGTATAGGGGGGTGTCGAAAAAACTTCACCCCCTCCCACATCGCGACGGTCTTTAAAAAATCCCCGGGGGTTATTTTAAGGGTTCGCTTTTAGGAAATGATGCAGTATTTGAGCGAGCTTACAGGGTTGGTGGCAGCTTTTCTTCATGTGCTCCTCCTTCTTCCTTTCATGTTTTTCTCCTTTCGGTGATTGATGGAAGCCAGCTCTGTAAGTTCTCTCAAATACTGTATCAAAACCTATGCAAAACGGATACTCGCAAAGCAAATAGTACATGGCAACAAACAGAGAGGAGGCAGTAAGGATGCCAAAAGGTAAAGCTGCAAGCTCTTCTGAGTCGTCAAGAAGGATGAGACCGGCTTTATCTCCGGAGGCTAGAGAAAATCAATTGGTTTCTTTGGCCGTTGATCTTGCTGAAAAGCAGTTAAGAGAAGGAACTGCTTCTTCTCAGGTTATTACTCATTATCTGAAACTTGGTTCGACTAAGGAAAAGATAGAAAAAGAAATTCTTGAGAAGCAGAAAGAGCTTATCGAGGCCAAAACACAAAACCTTCAATCCGCAAAACGTGTCGAAGAACTCTACACCAATGCTCTTAACGCTATGCGTCATTATTCTGGTGCCGGGGGCGATGAAGATGAGTGTTAGAACTTATACGGAACTGATATCTCTTCCGACATTTGAGGAACGATTCCGTTATCTGAAGTTGGATGGGAAAATCGGCGAAGCTACTTTCGGTTTTCAAAGGTGGCTTAATCAAGAATTTTATCATTCCAGCGAATGGCTGAGTTTTAGAGACGACGTTATCATTCGAGATAATGGGTGCGATTTGGGAATTGCCGGCCACGAAATATTTGGACCGGTACTGATACACCATATCAATCCGATTACTTATGAGGATATCATAAATCGAAATCCTTGCGTCTTTGATTTGGAAAATGTGATATGCACGCAGCTAAAAACACATAACGCTATTCACTACGGAGACGAAAGTATCCTTATCTTAAAACCGGTTCAAAGGAGCCGCAATGATACTTGCCCTTGGCGAAAAAATTGAAAGGAGTACATTTTATGAGCACGATGTATGAAGATGTCGATATGGAAAACCCCGACGGAATTTCCGGAGATGGCAGCGATGTCTGCGACGGTCTTATTGGCGTAGTGGTTAATTGTCTGTCGCTGAATATCCGAGAAAAAGCTTCTGCCGATTCAAACGTAATCGCGGAAGCAAAGGCTCTCGATGAGCTGAAAATCGACATGGCAAATTCCAATGATGATTGGTATGCGGTTTGTACAGTTGCCGGTATCGAAGGCTTTTGCATGAAGAAATTCATCGCCGTTAGAGAGTGAGGTAATTCGATATGGACAGCATATTGACATCAATTAAAAAACTGCTCGGAATTACAGAAGAATACGAGCACTTTGACCCGGATATCGTCATGCATATCAATTCGGTATTTTCTGTTCTTACTCAACTTGGTGTCGGTCCTGCTGAGGGATTCCGTATCGAAGATGACGGCGCCGAATGGTCTGAATTTCTGCAAGATGATTTCCGTCTTGAGTTTGTTAAAACTTACATTTACCTAAAGGTTCGGTTGGCTTTTGATCCTCCGCTTAGTTCAGCAGTTATCGAGTCTATCAACAGACAGATAAGCGAGCTTGAGTGGAGGATCAATGTTTCTGTCGACCCGAAACCAGCAGAGAAAGGAGAAATTCAAAATGGATAATACTTCGCTTTCTCATCATGGTATCAAAGGAATGAAATGGGGCGTTAGGAGATTCCAGAATAAAGACGGATCTCGAACAGCCGCTGGAAAAAGAAGAGCGAGGGAAAACGCTTCCGAAGAACCAAGCCATGATGATTATAAAAAGGCTCATAGCGGCAAAAGCGTAAAAACCATGAGCGACGCTGAGCTTCGCAGCCGTCTTAATCGTCTGCAAATGGAGCGGCAGTATAAGCAGTTGTCCGGCAGTGATGTTAATCGCGGTAAAGAATTTGTTTCTAAGACAATGAAAGCCGCTACTGGAATAGCAACTGCTACCACCACAGCGATTACGCTTTACAACAACTATGACAAGATTAAGAAAATCGTCAGTGGCCTTAGCAAGAAGTAAAAAGGAGATCGATTGCTTATGGCATTATCAAACACTGCCGTCCCCAAATATTACGGCATGTTTCGTGATGCCGTTCTTCGAGGGGAAATCCCGGTAAATAAAGAAATCTCCATGGAAATGAATCGCATTGACGACCTTATTGCCAACCCCGGCGTTTACTATGACGACCAGGCGGTTGAAGGATGGATCGCCTATTGCGAAGCGGAGCTGACTCTTACTGATGGTTCCGATCTTTCTTTGCTGGACACATTCAAGCTATGGGGCGAACAGATTTTTGGATGGTATTACTTTGTCGAACGAAGCGTATACCAGCCAAATCCAGACGGCCACGGCGGACATTACGTTCGGAAGAACGTTAAGAAGCGTCTTATCAATAAACAGTATCTTATTGTAGCCAGAGGTGCCGCAAAATCAATGTACGCTTCCACGCTACAGGGATACTTTCTCAACGTTGACACTTCCACCACACACCAAATCACCACGGCGCCGACCATGAAGCAGGCGGAAGAAGTTATGTCTCCTTTGCGTACTGCGATAACGCGTTCTCGCGGACCGTTGTTCCAGTTCCTGACGGAAGGTTCTTTACAGAACACCACCGGTTCAAAAGCAAATCGCACCAAATTGGCGTCAACCAAAAAAGGCGTGGAGAATTTTCTTACCGGTTCTCTTCTTGAAGTTCGGCCAATGAGCATTGCCAAGCTTCAGGGCTTGCAGATCAAGGTGGCAACGGTTGATGAATGGCTTTCCGGCGACATTCGAGAGGATGTTATCGGTGCGATTGAACAGGGTGCTTCAAAAGTAAACGACTACATTATTGTAGCAATCAGTTCCGAAGGTACAGTCCGTAACGGAAGCGGCGATACAATCAAAATGGAGTTAATGGACATTCTTAAAGGAGATTACATCAATCCGCACGTATCCATATGGTGGTACAAACTCGATTCGATTGACGAAGTTGGAGATCCGGAAATGTGGCTTAAGGCCAATCCGAATCTTGGTAAAACCGTGAGTTACGAAACTTACCAATTGGACGTGGAAAGAGCTGAGAAAGCCCCCGCCGCACGAAACGATATTCTCGCAAAGCGTTTTGGGTTGCCCATGGAGGGATATACCTATTACTTTACTTATGAAGAAACGCTTCCTCACCGAAAGAGAGACTATTGGCAGATGCCATGTTCTCTCGGTGCAGATTTATCGCAGGGTGATGACTTCTGCGCTTTTACGTTTTTGTTCCCGTTGTCAAACGGTTCTTTTGGCATCAAGACACGAAATTACATAACTTCTATGACATTGATGAAACTGCCCGCAGCTATGAGGATCAAATACGATCAGTTCATGGCCGAAGGCAGTTTAATTGTTTTAGAGGGCGCTGTGCTCGATATGATGGACGTTTACGAAGATCTCGACAATCATATTTCAGAGTGCGGCTATGACGTTCGCTGTCTTGGCTTTGACCCGTATAACGCCAAAGAATTTGTTGCCAGATGGGAACAGGAAAATGGTCCGTTTGGCATTGAAAAAGTTATTCAGGGCGCCAAAACGGAATCGGTTCCTCTTGGGGAACTAAAGAAGCTTTCCGAAGAAAGGATGCTTCTCTTCGACGAGGAACTCATGACTTTTGCTATGGGTAACTGCATTACCCTTGAAGATACCAACGGAAATCGAAAATTGCTCAAGAAACGATACGAGCAAAAGATTGACGCTGTTGCCGCGATGATGGATGCGTATATCGCATACAAGCTCAATCGTGATGCGTTCGACTAAAAAGGAGGTGATGATTCAAATGGGAATGTCTTTTGGTTCCAGACTGAAACATGCTTGGAACGCATTTACGGGAACTGATTATACAACCTATCAGGATGTTGGACCTGGCTATTCGTCCAGACCCGACCGTATACGTCTTACCAGAGGCAACGAGCGATCCATTATCACTTCTGTGTATAACCGGATTGCTTTGGATGTTGCGGCGTTAAATGTGCAGCATATTCGTCTGGACGAAAATGGACGCTTCTTATCCGTTATTCAGGATGGTTTGAACACCTGCCTTACCGTAGAAGCAAATATCGACCAAACTGCCAGAGCCTTTATTCAGGACATTGTCGTGTCCATGCTTGATGAAGGTTGCGTGGCGATTGTGCCCGTTGATACAACTTATGATCCTTCCGTTACCGGTTCGTATGACATTCAAACCATGCGAGTCGGTAAAATTTTAGATTGGTATCCACAGCATGTTAGGGTCCGCCTCTATAACGAGCGGACCGGGACAAAAGAAAACATACTGGTACCAAAGAGTACAGTAGCGATTATTGAAAATCCTCTGTACGCAGTTGTGAATGAGCCTAACTCTACTATGCAGCGGCTTATTCGAAAACTTAACCTACTTGACGTCATCGATGAACAGAGCGGTTCTGGAAAATTAGATTTAATTATCCAATTGCCCTATGTCATCAAGACGGAAGCAAGGCGCCAACAGGCTGAAAACAGGCGAAAAGATATTGAAGCTCAGTTGTCCGGTACTAAATACGGTATTGCTTATGCCGACGGTACCGAGCGTATTACACAGTTGAATCGTTCCGTCAACAACAACCTTATGTCGCAGATTGAATATTTAACGAGTATGCTATACAGCCAGTTAGGTATCACTCAAAGCATATTGGACGGTACGGCGGACGAGAAAACGATGCTGAACTACAATAACCGAACGATTGAGCCTATTATTTCAGCCATTGTTGACGAAATGAAACGAAAGTTTCTAACAAAAACCGCCCGATCACAATCCCAGTCGATTTCGTTCTTTAGAGACCCGTTTAAACTCGTTCCTGTCAACGATATCGCTGAAATTGCTGATAAGTTCACTCGAAATGAGATTATGACATCGAATGAAATTCGGCAGGTTATCGGCATGAAGCCTTCGGATGACCCGAGAGCGGACGAGCTTAGGAACAAAAACCTCAGCGCCCCGATCGAGTCAGAGCCGGAAATCAATCCGCCTGTCGAAGACGAAAATGTTGAAACAGAGTAGTTTCGAGAGTAGGGTCTCTAAAACAAAAACGAAATAAGGAGGAAATTCAAAATGGAAAGAGCATTTCAGCCTGAAGCCTGCGATTTCAGCGGATGGGCAACCAGAAACGACCTTAAATGCTCTGACGGAAGAGTGATTCGTAGAGACGCGTTCAAACATGACGATGGAATCAAAGTCCCTCTCGTATGGAATCATCAGCACAATGACCCACGCAATGTGCTTGGTCATGCATGGCTGGAAAATCGTCCGGAAGGTGTTTATACCTACGGCTTTTTCAACGATTCCGAATCCGGCGAGATTGGAAAGATTCTTGTAAAGCATGGGGACATTTGTGCGTTGTCTATCTACGCCAATCAGCTTCAGCAGAGAGGGTGCGACGTTCTTCATGGAGAGATTCGTGAAGTAAGCCTGGTCCATGCCGGCGCAAATCCTGGCGCTTTTATTGATTCTATGCTCAAGCACGGCGAAAACTCGGATGACGAAGCGATCATCTATACGGGTATGCCGCTCTATCTGTCGCATTCCGATGCTGATAAGCAGGAAGACAAGGCGGACGACGGTGAAAAGAAAGAAACTTCCGAAAAGAAGGATGATCCTGAGAAGAAGACCGATTCCGATGAGGAGAAAACTGTCGCCGATGTAATCAACAGCATGACCGAAGAGCAGAAAAACGTTATGTACGCTATGATCGGTCGGGCTATGGACGACCAGGGGGAATCTGACCCCGAGTCTGAAGACAATAACGATGACGATTCTAAAGGAGGAACTAATACTATGAAACATAACGTGTTTGATAAGGATGACCGTCAGAAGGAGAATGTTCTCGTTCATTCCGATGGGTCTGAGGTATCCAGCGAAGAGATTTCCACGATCTTTGGCGATATTAAGCGCTACGGCAGCCTGAAGGATAGTGTGCTTGCTCACGGCATTGACAATGTGGACTATCTGTTCCCTGACGCCCAGACTTTGGCCAACACCCCCGAATTTATTCAGCGCGATACCGGATGGGTAAAGAAGGTTATGAGCGGTGTGCACCACACCCCGTTTTCCCGCATTAAGTCCATCTTTGCCGATATCACCGAGGACGACGCCCGCGCAAAGGGGTATTTCAAGGGCAAGCTGAAGAAGGAAGAGGTCTTTGGTCTTCTGAAGCGCACCACTACCCCGACTACCGTTTACAAGAAGCAGAAGATGGATCGTGACGATGTTGTCGATATCACCGATTTCGACGTTGTGGCGTGGCTGAAGTCTGAAATGCGCATGATGCTGGACGAGGAGCTGGCCCGCGCTTATCTGATTGGCGACGGCCGTCTTGCTTCCAGCGATGATAAGATCAATGAGCAGAACATCCGTCCCATTTTCAAGGATGAGGAGCTGTATACCATTCAGGCCACTGTCAGCGTCCAGTCTTCCGCTACCGAGGACGACAAGGCCCGCGAGTTTATTCGCACCGCTATCAAAGCCCGCAAGAACTATAAGGGTTCTGGTCAGCCTACTCTGTACACCACTGAAGACATTCTTACCGACTGCCTGCTTCTGACCGATACCACCGGCCGCGATCTCTACACTGATGTCGCTCAGCTTGCAAAGAAGCTCCGCGTTAAGGAGATTGTGACCGTTCCGGTTATGGAGGGTGTAAACGGCAAGAACGGCGGCGCTCTGATGGGCATTATCGTTAATCTGGCGGATTACAATGTCGGCGCGGATCGCGGCGGCGCTGTGAACATGTTCGACGATTTCGATATCGACTACAACCAGCAGAAGTATCTGATTGAGACCCGCTGCTCCGGCGCCCTTATCAAGCCTTATTCCGCTATCGCTCTTGAGCTGAGCACTGCCGGTTAAAATCAACAACATAAAAATAGCAAGGAGGACTAATCAATGAATAACATGACTGTTGTTTACGCTGACGCTGAAGAGAAGTATGTGAAAAACGTTATTCTCTATGGTAAGACGGATGATAATTACCTGTACACGGACAGCAAGTGTTCGGAAGTGAATAAAGTTGATAAAGATACCCTTCTCAATCTGTGCAAGAAGGGCGTAATTATCAATTATAACAGTACGTATTACATGCCGCTGTTCTTCAAGGAAGAGTCTGGCGGCAGCGTATCCGTAACCTTTGCGACTGCTGTTTCCGCGTCTGCTTCTGCGGCGACTACTCTGTATTCCAAGGAGTATTCCGCTGACTAAAGGGGTGAAAATTCAAAATGGCGAAGTTTTATGGACCAATCGGCTATGCTGTTACTGAAGAAACGACCCCAGGCGTATGGGAGGACCATATCTCCGAGCGCATGTATTTCGGCGAACTTGTCAGAAATACCCGCAGACTTCAGACAGCCGACAAACTCAACGACAACATCAACGTTTCGAATGAGATTAGTATTTTGGCCGATCCATTTGCTCGCGAGAATTTTCACTTGATGAAGTACGTTGGGTTTATGGGTGCTAAATGGAAGATAGAAAGTGTCGAAGTTCAGTACCCTAGACTAATACTGACTATAGGAGGGGTATATAATGGCGAATAGACTAGATCTACAGGCTTTGCTGGAAGATCTTCTGGGAAGCCGAAATGTGTATTACCAACCTCCCGAGTCAGTTAAGATGAATTACCCCGCCATCGTTTACGCTCTCGAAGATATCGAGAACACGTTTGCTGATGACGGGGTATATTTGTCTAACCGCAAATATCTGGTGACGGTTATCGATAAGAATCCGGACAGTTCTTTTATCGACATAGTGGCAAAATTGCCTACTTGCCGGTTTGTGCGGCATTACAAAAGCGATAACCTGAACCATTACGTTTTTACACTTTACTTTTAACAAGGAGGAACGAACCTATGAGTAAACTTGTTTGGGATAAAACCGGTGAACGTTTGTACGAAACCGGCGTAGACCATGGCGTTCTCTACCCTATTCAGGCCGGCGGTCTTTATAATAAGGGGGGCGTTGCCTGGAATGGTCTTACCGCTGTTACCGAAAGCCCCTCCGGTGCGGAGGCGTCTCCTATTTACGCGGATAACATCAAGTATCTGAACCTGATGTCTGCTGAGGAGTTCGGCGCGACTATTGAGGCTTATACTTATCCGGATGAATTCGCTGAGTGCGACGGCTCTGCTGAAATTGCAACCGGCGTGACAATCGGCCAGCAGGCCAGAAAGGTGTTCGGCCTCAGCTATCGTACTGTCATCGGTAACGATGTTGACAGCAACGACCACGGCTATAAGCTGCATCTGATTTACGGCGCTCTGGCTGCACCTTCCGAAAAGGGATATACGACTATCAACGACAGCCCCGAAGCCATCACCTTCTCTTGGGAAGTCAGCACGACTCCTGTCAACGTAACCGGCTTTAAGCCTACCGCTTGCGTGATTATCGACTCTACCAAGGTGGATGCTGGTAAGCTGAAAGCGCTGGAAGAGATTCTGTACGGCAAAGATCCTACAGGCCCCGAAACAGAAGACGGCGTAGATCCCCGTCTGCCTCTGCCGGATGAGATCATCACTCTGATGACCCCCGCCGGTTAAGCATAAGAAACAAAAGATTTAAGAATAGGTACAAGGCCGTATTCAGGTAAGCTGGCGGCTTTGTATTTTTTTTTTTATTTGAAAGGAGAAATTTCGCATGATTAAAAAGACAATCACTTATACCGACTATAACGGTCTTGAGCGCACTGAGGATTTCTGGTTCAACATCACGGAAGCCGAGGCTCTCGAAATGGAGATGAGCACAACCGGCGGTTACGGCGATATGATTCGCCGAGTTGTCGCGGCTCAGGACATGCCGACCATCATCAAGGTGTTCAAAGACTTTATCTTTAAGGCATATGGCGAGAAGAGTCCTGATGGTAAACGGTTCGTCAAGTCTGAGGAGCTTTCCACCGCATTCTCCCAGACCGAGGCATACTCTCAGTTGTATATGGAACTTGCCACCGATGCGGACAAGGCCGCCGAGTTTATAAACGGCGTGATCCCGAATAAGAAACCCGCAGCAAGCCAGCATCCGGCAATCGCTCCTGTCAACAATTGATTCGACAGTTATGGAGGACTGAAGAATGCTTCGAATTACAATACCTGCTGAGGAATTCTGGGATGAAGTCAACGAAGAGTTCATCTACACGAAAGAGCAGACCTTGCAGTTGGAGCATTCTCTGGTCTCTCTTTCAAAATGGGAATCCAAATGGTGTAAAGCGTTTCTTGGTAAACAAGACAAAACAGAAGAAGAAATTCTGGACTATGTCAAATGCATGACGCTTACCCAGAATGTGAATCCCGAGGTATACAAAAGGCTCACTGCCGCAAATTACGACGCGATTAACGCTTATATCGAAGCGCCGATGACAGCGACTTTCTTCTCAGAAGATTCGCTGCCAAAAAACAGCCGGGAAATTGTTACGGCTGAGCTCATTTATTACTGGATGATCGCTTTCAACATACCAGTGGAGTTTCAAAAATGGCACCTCAATAAACTTCTCACACTTATCAGGGTATGCAATGTGAAGAGCAACCCGCCTAAGCGAAGAAGTAAGCGCGAAATCATGAAACGGAATGCGGCTTTGAATGCTGCTCGTAGGAGCCGTCTCAATACGAGGGGGTGAGATTACGAAACGGAAAAAACGAGGTTATAAGAAGTGGCTCGAAACCTACACCAAGAGGGCGGTTGCCGTTATTCTTGCTGTTTCGCTGATCGATTTGCAGTTGTCGTATGTACTGGCTTTTATGGGACAAGTACAGATTGCAGAATCGCTTTCCAGCACGATAGCGAGCACCATTGTAGGAGTTATGCTCGGCTATTTCTTAAAAGCATTATTTGAAACGTTCTTTGAAAAAAGAGAAGAGCGTTTAAGAAGTAAGGAAGGTATTCACGAAGACAGTGTGGATATCGAGGAGGTTTGAAAATGCCTATTTATTTTATGACAACGGCTCTTTTGATTGTGTCCCTGGTAACAAACCTTACCGTTGAGGGAATCAAGAAGCTTTTGAACGAGACTACCATTAAGTATTCGTCTAACGTTCTTGCTGCTGTGGTGGCCGTTCTGATGTCGTGCGCTGTATGCGTTATTTATCTCATCATGAATGATGTTGCTTTTACGCTAAAAGTCGGTGTCGAAGTTTGTATTCTTATGTATCTGAGCTTCCTTACCTCTACCGTAGGGTATGACAAGGTTATTCAGATGATTCAGCAAATCCGAGACACAAAGGAGGATACAACTCATGAGTAACAGTCCATTGGTGTCCTATACCAAATTAAGTCCCAATCATTCTGGGCAGAGAACCCATGCAATTGACCGTATTACGCCCCACTGTGTTGTCGGGCAGTGCTCAGTCGAAACACTGGGCAATATTTTTGCTCCGACCTCCCGGCAGGCATCCTGCCAGTACGGTATTGGCGTAGACGGAAGAGTCGGTATGTATGTGGAAGAGAAAAACCGTTCCTGGTGTTCTTCTTCAAACGAAAACGACCAGCGTGCCGTAACAATCGAATGCGCGAGCGATACCACCCATCCTTATGCATTTAAGGATGTTGTCTATAACAAGCTCATTGAGCTTTGCGTGGATATTTGCAAACGCAACGGTAAAAAGAAGCTCCTGTGGCTTGGTGATAAGACAAAGACGCTTAATTACAATCCTGCCGCTGACGAAATGGTTCTAACTGTCCATCGTTGGTTCGCAAACAAGAGCTGTCCTGGCGATTGGATGTATTCCCGCATGGGCGATTTGGCTTCCAAGGTTACTGCAAAATTGGGAGGAAGTTCGGCCAGCAATCCTGGAACTGCCGGCGGTAATGTTTTATACCGCGTCCAGACAGGAGCATTCAGTAACAAGGCAAACGCGGACGCTATGTTGTCCAAAGTGAAGGCGGCTGGCTTCGATACTTACATGGTCAAAGTCGACAATCTTTATAAGATTCAGGTAGGAGCCTACAGCAACAAGGCAAACGCGGACGCTATGGCCGCCAAGCTGAAAGCTGCGGGCTTCGATACTTATATCACTACTAAGAGCGGAACGGCTGTTTCTTCCACTGCTAAAAAGAGCGTTGATGAGCTTGCCAGAGAAGTGATTCAGGGTTTGTGGGGAAACGGGCAGGATCGTAAGAACCGTTTGCAGGCAGCCGGCTACGATTACAACGCTGTCCAGAAAAGAGTAAACGAACTTCTGTAAAAGGATGATTCAATGATAAGGTTCAGACACAAGGGCGACTTCTCCAGAACAACTCGGTTTTTGGAGAGAGCGAAAGAGGCCGTCCGAATCGGGGATCTTGACAAGTATGGTCGAGAAGGGGTCGCCGCCCTTGCTTCTGCAACGCCTATCGATAGCGGGCAAACGGCCAATTCTTGGTATTACAAGATTGAAAACCGAAACGGAACGGCAAAGATTACGTTTTACAACTCAAATGTTCAAAATGGGGTTCCGATAGCCATTATTCTTCAGTATGGTCACGGGACCCGCAACGGTGGCTGGGTACAGGGTCGAGATTACATCAATCCTGCTATCCAGCCTATTTTTGACAAAATTGCAGAACAAGCATGGAAGGGGGTTACTAAGCTATGAGCACTACGATTGACGAAAGAGTCGTAGAAATGCGATTTGACAACAAGCAATTCGAAAGTAATGTTCAGACCAGCCTTTCCACTTTGGATAGATTGAAGAAGAGCTTGAATTTATCCGGCGCTGCAAAGGGTTTCGATGAAATAGACAGCGCTTCCAAAAAGGTAAATATGAACGGCCTTGCGAATGCTGTGGAGTCTGTGCGTCTGAAGTTTTCAGCTTTGGAAGTCATGGCGGTAACAGCCCTTGCCAATATCACCAATTCCGCTTTGAACGCGGGAAAAAGGATTGTTTCGGCGCTTACGATAGACCCGATTAAAACAGGTTTTCAGGAATATGAAACGCAAATCGGCGCGGTGCAAACTATCCTTGCCAACACTCAGCATGAAGGGACAAACCTTCAGCAAGTAAACAGGGCGCTGGATGAACTGAACACCTATGCGGACAAGACGATTTACAACTTTACCGAAATGACCAGAAATATCGGTACGTTTACCGCAGCCGGTGTAAATCTTCAAACTTCCGTTGATTCTATCAAGGGTATCGCTAACTTGGCCGCTGTTTCGGGTTCCACCTCTCAGCAAGCTTCTACGGCAATGTATCAGCTTTCCCAGGCATTGGCAGCCGGTAAGGTTTCGCTTATGGACTGGAACTCTGTTGTTAATGCCGGTATGGGCGGTAAGGTGTTCCAGGACGCGCTTGTCAGGACTTCTGAACTGCTCGGCACCGGAGCGAAAAACGCCATCAACATGTACGGCTCGTTTAGAGAGTCCCTTACCAAAGGCGAGTGGCTGACCACCGAGGTTCTCACCGAAACATTGAAACAGTTCGCCGGCGCTTACAGTGAAGCGGATCTGATTCAGCAGGGTTTCTCGGAGTCTCAGGCTAAAGAAATTGCTCAAATGGCGAAAACCGCAGAGGAAGCCGCAACTAAGGTCAAGACCTTCACTCAGTTGTGGGATACTTTAAAGGAAAGCGCTCAATCCGGATGGACGGCAACTTGGGAAATTTTGATTGGTGACTTTGAGGAAGCAAAAGACCTGCTTAGCGAAGTATCCGAGACCATCGGCAACGTGATTGGCGAGGCTGCCCAAGCAAGAAACGATCTGCTCAGCGGCGGTCTCAGTTCCGGATGGAAGCAGTTGCTGAACCAAGGCATTGCCGATGAAGCCGGCTATATCGAATCTATTCAAGAGGTTGCCAGAAAAAGCGGTGACGCCTTCGACAAGATGGTCGCGGATTCGGATAATTTCAGCGACGCTCTTAAAAAAGGTTTGCAGGAAGGAGTTATATCTTCTGATACCCTTTCGGATGCCGTCCATAACCTCAGAGATAAAATGACCGGTATGTCTCAGGAAGAGCGTAAAGCCGCCGGTTATACCTCGGAAATGGTGGAGCAAATCGAAAAACTGGATGAGGGGATCAAAAACGGCTCCGTTTCCATGGATGAGTTTACGGAAAAGATTCTTAAACCGTCCGGCCGAGAGAACCTGATTCAGTCGATTTGGAATGCCGCTAAAGGGTTGATGAGCGTTATTGCCCCTATTAAGGAGGCGTTCCGAGACATCTTCCCGCCTATGACTTCCGAACAGCTATACGCTTTTACAGAAGCGTTAAGAAATCTCACGGAAAGAATGAAACTAAGCGAAACGACTTCTGAGAATTTAAAGCGTACTTTTAAAGGCTTATTTGCTGTTCTTGATATTATCAAACAGGCTGTGACAGCCGTGTTTAACGCTGTTGGTTCGCTTCTTGGCGGTGTTGGCGATCTTGGCGCCGGAATACTCGGCGTGACCGGTACTTTTGGTGACTGGCTCGTTAAGCTGGACGAATTCATCAAGCAGGGCGACGTGTTCAATAAAGTTCTCGGAACAATCGTGAGCGTCATCAAAACGGTTGCCACCGCGATTCGTGATTTCGTAAAGGTTGTAGCTGAAAAGATCGCTTTCCCGGGATTTGAATTGTTCCATTCCCTTCTTGAGAGACTGCACACAAGGATGTCCCAGATTGGCGACGCAGCCGGCGGTATGAAGAGCAGCGTTTCCTCAGCATTTGAGGCAATGGGGAACGCCCTCGCTAACTGCCAGTTTATGCAGCTTCTTCAGGCGATATGGGATGCGGTTAAAGCAATTGCCGGAGGTATCGCTGATGCGATGGGGAAAGTCGGTTCTTCGCTGATTGACAGCATCGGAAACGCTGACTTTAGCGGTGTTATCGACCTTCTCAACGGAATCTCTTTCGGTGCGATTGCGGTCGGTATTACCAAATTTGTCGGCGCTATCAAAGAACAGCTCGATTCCATCGGAAGTATCAAGGAATCTTTCATCGGTATTCTGGACAGCGTAAGAGGATGTTTCGAGGCATACCAGTCTCAGTTGCAGGCTGGTACCTTGCTGAAAATTGCGTCTGCCATTGCGATTCTGGTAGCGTCGTTGGTGGCGCTTTCTCTTATCGACAGTGCAAAATTAAGTGCTGCTCTCGGTGCCATTACTGTTCTGTTTGCTGATTTGATGGCTTCTATGGCTGTATTCAATAAAATTAGTGGACAGGCAAGCGGCGTTATAAGAAGCACGACCGCAATGTTAGCGATTTCCACTTCTGTGTTGATCCTGGCAAGTGCTTTGAAGAAACTTGGTGATTTGGACGCTAAACAACTCGCGACGGGACTTACCGGTGTTGCCGGTTTAACCGCCACGATGATTGTTGCCGCAAAATCGCTTGGCAAAGGCGGCCCCACTATTATAAAGGGTGCGTCCCAGATGGTTATATTTGCCGCAGCAATTAAGGTTCTGGCTTCTGCGTGCGAAGACTTATCCGCACTTGACTGGGAAGGACTTGCCAAAGGACTTGTCGGCGTCGGCGTGCTGCTTGCGGAAGTATCGTTGTTTATGAACACAGCGAAATTTAGTGGCCAATCCGTTACAACTGCCACCGGAATTGTGATATTGTCCGGAGCAATTAAAATTCTCGCGTCCGCCTGCGAAGACTTTGCACAAATGAACTGGGGCGAAATCGGGCGAGGGCTCACTTCAATCGGTATTGTCCTGGCGGAAATTGTGGCGTTTACCCGTCTTACAGGGAATGCGCAGCATGTTATAGCAACCAGTGCGGCTTTGATCGGCATTGGAGCCGCTATGAAAATCCTCGCGGCAGCGGTAAAAGACTTTTCCGCTATGAACTGGAGCGAACTCGCCGTTGGTCTTGTTGGAATGGCGGGAGCTTTGGCAACCGTTACGATTGCCGTCAATTTCATGCCTAAGAATATGATTGCGATTGGAACCGGTCTTATTGCTGTTTCTACTGCTCTTCTTATTATGGCTTCGGCTCTTGAGAATATGGGTGGTATGGAATGGAACGAAATTGCAAAAGGGCTTGTCGCTCTTGGTGGTTCTCTCGGGATTATGGCCGTTGGTTTGAGAGCTATGACCGGAACCTTGTCCGGATCTGCCGCTATGTTGGTGGCCGCATCCGCGTTGGCCATTCTCACCCCTGTTCTCAGCATTCTCGGCGCTATGAGCTGGACTGCTATTGTTAAGGGCCTGGTATCTCTGGCCGGTGCTTTCACCGTTATTGGTGTTGCGGGAGCAGTTCTCACGCCGTTGGTTCCCACTATTCTTGGTTTGAGCGGCGCTATGGCCCTGATTGGTGTTGCCGTTTTGGGGCTTGGCGCAGGACTTTTAGCTGCCGGAACCGGCTTGTCCGCAATCGCTGTAGGCTTTACTGCACTGGCAGCGGCAGGAACAGCCGGAGCGACCGCTGTAGTGGCGTCTCTAACCGTTATCATCACAGGCATTGCGGATCTTATTCCGGCTATCGTTGCAAAAATCGGCGAAGCCATTGTTGAGTTCTGCAAAGTGATTGCCAACAGCGCAGGTGAAATCGGGAACGCAGTGAAAGAAGTCGTTCTAACCCTTGTGGACGTGCTTATCGAGTGTGTTCCTGCTATTGCAGATGGGGCGTTAAAGCTTATTGCAGGTGTTCTTGAGGCGTTGGTCCAATATACTCCGCAGATTGTAGACTCCCTGTTCCAATTCCTCATCGGAGTGCTTGAAGGAATTGCCCGTAATCTGCCCGGTCTTATTCAGGCGGCCATCGACGTGCTTATGGCGTTCTTTGCCGGTATTGTTGATGCTTTGAAGGGGATTGATACCGCAACCCTGCTTCAAGGGATTGTCGGAATCGGTCTTCTGGCTGCTATTATGGCGGCTCTTAGCGCTGTTGCAGCTCTTGTTCCCGGAGCCATGGTTGGCGTTCTTGGAATGGGGTTGGTTATCGCAGAACTGGCGTTGGTTCTTGCCGCAGTCGGCGCGTTGGCTCAAATTCCCGGTTTGCAGTGGCTCATCAATGAGGGCGGTAATTTACTGCAAGGCGTCGGTACTGCCATTGGCAAATTTATCGGTGGTATTGTAGGCGGCTTTATGAGCGGTGTTTCCAGCCAGTTCCCGCAAATCGCTACTGATTTGTCCGGATTCATGACAAATATTCAGCCGTTTATTCAGGGCGCTTCCGCTATTGACCCGTCGATGATGGACGGTGTAAAAGCCCTGGCCGAAACGATTCTTATCCTGACTGCTGCGAATATTCTGGAGGGGCTGACTTCCTGGTTTACAGGTGGGTCTTCGCTTACTGGGTTTGCGGAGGAACTTGTTCCTTTCGGCACAGCTATGAAGCAATTTTCGGATGAGATAGCCGGAATTGACGGAGAAGTTGTGGCTAATGCGGCGGTTGCAGGCAAAACACTGGCGGAAATGGCCGCTACGCTTCCCAACAGTGGAGGCGTTGTAGGTTTCTTTGCCGGTGAAAACGATATGGGCGCGTTTGGAGACCAGCTTGTACCCTTCGGCGAAGCAATGAAAGCTTTTGCTGACTCGGTTGCAGGCTTGGACGCCAGCGTGGTTACGGAAGCCGCAAATGCCGGAAAAGCTATGGCTGAGATGGCGTCTACGATACCGAACAGCGGAGGCGTCGTCGGCTTCTTCGCCGGTGAAAACGACATGGATGCTTTCGGCGAACAGCTCGTCCCGTTTGGTGAAGCGATGAAAGAATTTTCAATAGCCGTTACCGGACTGAACGCGGATGTGGTTGTCAATTCCGTTACTGCTGGTAAAGCTCTTATGGAGCTGGCGAATACCGTACCGAATAGCGGAGGTCTCGTTGCGTTCTTCACAGGCGAAAACGACCTTGATATGTTTGGAGAGAAACTGGTGCCGTTCGGAGAAGCCATGAAGCAATATTCCATTGCCGTTACAGGGCTGGACGCCAACGTGGTGGTAAATTCTGCAAATGCGGCGAAAGCTCTGGTAGAGCTGTCCAACAATCTTCCGAACAGCGGCGGCATTGTCAGTTGGTTTACGGGAGATAACGATATTGCCTCTTTTGGTGAAAAACTTGTCTCCTTCGGTCAGTCTTTCGCGGCTTATTACGCAAGCGTCAGTACCGTGGACGTGGCGAAGCTAAGCGGTGTTGTTGCGCAGTTCCGCAATCTTGTGGATTTGGCGAACGGTATTACCAGCGTTGATACGAGTGGGATGTCCCGTTTCGCTCAGGATTTGACAAATCTTGGCAACTCCGGTATTGAAGGCTTTATAAATGCTTTCAATAATGCCAGTTCCAGAGTGAGCGCCGCTGCGACATCAATGCTTACAACCTTTATCAATGCCGCTAACGCACAGAAGTCGGCGGTTGTTTCAACCTTTACCACTATGGTGAACAGCGTCATTTCTTCGCTTACAAGTCAGCAGTACCAGTTTACGACTATCGGCAGCACAATGATGACGAATTTCATCACTGGTATTCGTGGGAAAGACAGCCTGGCCAGAAACACTTTCTTGACCATGATTAACGGATGCCTGACCACTCTTCGAAACAAATTCTATGAGTTCAACACCGTGGGTCAAGCCGTTATGACCAACCTTATTGCCGGAATCCGTTCTAAGGACCAAACGGCAAGGGATACTTTCGTCCAAATTGTCAGCGGATGTCTTACAGCGATTCGAAACAAGTATACGGATTTCTATAATGCCGGTAAATATCTTGTGGAAGGATTTGCCGACGGTATCACCGCAAACACCTATTTGGCGGAAGCAAGAGCGCGGGCTATGGCAGCGGCAGCGGCGAGAGCAGCCGAGAGAGAACTGGACGAACACTCACCTTCCAAGGTGGGTTATCGAATCGGTGATTTCTTCGGCCTTGCCTTTGTCAATGCAATTTCGGACTATGCCGATAAATCTTACAAAGCCGGCACCAATATGGCGGCAGCCGCTAAAAACGGTTTGAGCAACGCAATTTCCAAAATCAGAGAATTTGTCGACGGCGAAATGGAGGTTCAACCTACAATTCGTCCTGTTTTGGATCTTTCCGAAGTACGTTCCGGCGCCGGCCGGCTTACCGCTATCCTGAGCAGAAGCCAGGCGATGAAGATCAGTTCTTCGATGAACCGGGAAACAACCGGGGAAATTCAAAATGGAGATGGCACGCCATCTGTTGGAAATTCCTATTCCTTTGTACAAAATAACTATTCGCCTAAGGCACTGTCGAGGATTGACATTTATCGTCAGACGAAGAACCAGTTCTCGGCGTTGAAAGGATTGGTGGAAACATGATTCACTCATTTGCTATCACCAATTACTTAGGTGATAGGATCAAACTTGACTTGAGGGAGCCTGAGGTTTCGGGCTTCCTCATCAAGTCTGTAACCGGCTTAGGTCCGGTCAAAGCAACTGTCAACACGACGGAAGTCGTCACTAATGACGGCTCTATGTTTAACTCCGCCAGATTGAGTCAGCGGAACATCGTTTTCCAAATCGTATTCGTTGACACAGTCTATGGAGAAACAATCGAGGATGTACGACAGAAATCCTACAAATACTTTCCGGCAAAGAAAAATGTTGAGATCATCATCGAAACCGATAACCGATATGTACGAACAAACGGTTATGTGGAATCGAATGAACCAAATATTTTTAGCTCACAGGAAGGGACATCAATCTCGATCATTTGCCCTGACCCGTTCTTCTATTCAGCCGGTGAGGATGGAAACAATGTAACGGATTTCTACAGTATTGACCCATTGTTCGAGTTTCCGTTCTCGAATGAGTCTCTGACGGAACCGCTGCTTGTATTTGGTGAAATCCAAATCAAGACGGAGGGTGTCATCACTTACTATGGCGATGCTGAAATCGGTGTAACAATCTACATCCATGCTATCGGACCGGCAAATAACATTAACATCTACAATACGGAAACCAGAGAAGTCATGAAGATCGATACTGGGAAGCTCCAAAAGCTGACTGGAAAGGGTATCGTCGCAAGTGATGATATCGTCATTAACACCTCAAAGGGCGATAAGAGCATTACTCTGATTCGTGAAGGCGTTTCGTACAACATCCTGAACTGTTTGGATAAGAATACCGACTGGTTTACCTTAGCAAAAGGCGATAACATTTTCGCCTTTACTGCGGATAGCGGTGTTACGAATCTTCAGTTCAGAATTGAAAACAAAGTAATCTATGAGGGGGTATAACTATGGAACTTTTGGTCTTAAACACCGACTTTGAGTCCATAGCCGTCATAGATACTTACGAATCCATGATATGGACTGACCGGTATAATTCGTATGGAGATTTCGAGATATTCTTCGCTATGGATACACAACTCTTGCCGTATTTGAAAGAGGATTACTATCTGTGGCTGAAAGAGTCGGAACACTGCATGATTATAGAGGAAATCAAGATTGATTCCGACACAGAAGAAGGAAATCATCTTATCGTCACAGGCAGATCGTTGGAGTCTATTCTTGAACGCCGAATCATCTGGGGACAGCGAATCTTTAATGGAAATCTTCAAAATGGCATCCAGACGATGTTGAATGAGTGCATCATTTCACCGTCTATTGCCGATCGAAAGATTTCCAACTTTGTGTTCGTGCCTTCTACTGACCCTAAAATCACAAGTCTGAAAATCGACAACCAATACACAGGTGATTGTCTGTACGATGTCATCAAAGGGCTTTGCGAGGAAAACAATATAGGGTTCAAGATCATACTGACAGATGAAAATGAGTTTGCATTCAGTCTGTATGCCGGCGTTGATCGCTCTTATGAGCAGACAGAAAATCCGTATGTTGTTTTCTCTCCAAACTTTGAGAACATCATCAACAGCAACTACTATTCATCCAAAGCGAGTTTCCGAAATGTGACTCTGGTCGCAGGAGAAGGTGAAGGAGCATCAAGGCGAACTGCTATCGTTGGCTCAGCTTCAGGGCTTAACCGGCGTGAACTGTTCACAGATGCTCGTGACATCTCATCCGATACTGAGGACGGGGCACTTTCCGATGCAGAATATATGGCGCAGCTTCGGACAAAAGGTTTGAAGAATCTGGCAGACCATATTGTAACCACCGCATTCGAAGGAGAAGTTGAAGTTACTCGACTTTTCAAATACGGCGAGGACTTCTTTATCGGAGACATCGTTCAAATCGCCAATGAATATGGCAATGAGGGATCAGCTTACATTTCAGAGCTGGTCATCTCAAACAGTGAGGAAGGATTGTCAATTTATCCGACCTTCAAAACTATTTCAAAGTAAGGAGGGAGAAACTGAATGAGCGTATCAAGCGGATTTTTCAATTCACTTAACGGTGACCGCAAATACAACGCTGCACAGATGTCAGCTATCTTTGATGGACTCATCATCGATGGTGTATTTGCTTCTATCGGAACCGCTTTTGCTGTGAAGGCGGCAGGCGGTCTTACCGTGAATGTCGGTATCGGCAAAGCCTGGTTCGACCATACATGGACAGTCAACGACAGCATCCTGCCGATGACTGCCCCGGAAGCAGAAGTGCTTCTTGATCGCATCGATGCCGTGGTTCTGGAAGTAAACGGAATGGAATCGATTCGTGAGAACACCATCAAATTTGTCAAGGGTAATCCGTCCAGCGCGCCGTCGAGACCGATTTTGACGAACGAGGGAAATGTCCATCAGTACCCTCTCTGTTATATTTACAGAAAGTACGGCACTGCGGTCATTAACCAAGCTGACATTACCCCTATGGTTGGCACAGAATCTACTCCATTTGTAACTGGCATTCTTCAGACGATCAGTCTGGACGAGTTGCTTGGCAAATGGCAGGATGAGCTTGATCGGTTTACTGATGCACGATCTCAGGAAGTCGATGACTGGATTGCTCAGGAGGAAAGCGATTTCACGGCTTGGTTCAATAAAATGAAAGCGGACCTCCAACAGGAGCAGACCGTTCTTGACCAGTGGATCGCATCTGAACAGGCCGATTTCCTTGCCTGGTATAACCAGATGAAAGATCAGCTCAGCGGCGATGTCGCCGGTAATCTGCAACTTGAGATCGACAAGGAAGAGGTCAAACGGATTTTACTGGTTGGCTTCGAAGACGGAACCAAGGAGTTTTCAGATGATGGTGCTGTTATCACTTCGACTGCGAGCGATGGTAGAACCTTGACGAAGACTTTTTCTGATGGATTCCTGACCATGACAAATGTGCTGAAAAGTGCAGCTGGAGCAGAAGTGGCGAGAGCCGTCAAAACTTTTGACTCCGATGGCAAGCTTATCAGCACCGTTGTAACTTATTCTTAAAGCGAAAGGAGAATAATCAAAATGGCAGAAGAAGATCTGATTTTCGGTAAAAACCGACATTTCTTTGGCGGCATTGAGCCGTCCAATATGCTGGCATTCAGCGTGGCTGTTGAGAGTGGCGTTGTGAAAGTCACAGCAACACTTCCTAACGACACGGTCGTGAACAACCAGACACTCTGCACCGTGGAAGGTGCGATTATCCGGAGGAAGACAACCGATTATCCTAAGGACGAGTTCGATGGTGATCTGGTCGCCAACATCAAAGCGTCCACTGTCTTCGCAGATAGTGGTGCATCTCCTACCGGAACTTACTACTATGCAGCATTCCCTTATACCACTCAGGGTGTGTATAACCGAAACAAGGCTAACCGTGTAGTCGTTAATGAACCGGAGCCGATGCAGGAGTTTTCCGCTAAGTCGGTGTATGTCTCAGCGTCTGATACCGTTAAGGTAGAAATTACGGCGAAGCTTCCGAGTGGCGTTGCAGGTGCAGTTATCCGTAGGAGCACGACCGGTTATCCTACCAGCGAGACTGAGGGTGAGCTGTTCAAGAACATCACTGCCAACGGCACTTATACAGATACCAATGTGACAGTCGGAGTGGTGTATTACTATTCCGCATTCCCTTACACCAGTACCGGTGCCTATAATCGCAGCGAGTCGAACCGAACCAGTGTTACCCCGAAGAAGAGAGATTATCTGTTCGGTTATGATTTGGTGAAAGCGACTTCCAGCCCTACCGGACGAGTAACTTATCCTTCTGATGTGGATAACGCTACATTTACTCCGGCGGCTATGAATTTCAGCACCGGTAAGTTCAACTATGGTGGTTGGGCATTTGATCCGGGTGAAAAGTTCATGCCTCGTCCTTGTATGCTGACTTATGCCGGAAAGGTTGACCATTATCTTGATCCTAACAACTATACCAAGAAGATCGACGGTTCTGCTTCTAAGGTTGCGGATACCTCCTTTGGCGGCAACGCCATGATGGAATGGCCGAAGATCTATACAAAGCGTTGGGAATCGAATGGTGTTTATCATTTCCGCTGCTCCGATACTCCTCAAGACGATACTTGGGATTGCTGGTGTAACTATGACCGTAATAACAACCAGATCGATCATTTCTATACCCCCATCTATTTCGGTTCTCTGGTTTCCGGTAAGCTGCGGTCTATCAGCGGTGCAGCTAACAGCGTAAACACCACGGCGGCTAACGAAATCACCTATGCTAAGGCAAATGGCAATGACTGGTATACCGAGGTGCTGGCTGACAGACTGCTGCTCCAGGATCTACTGGTTATGATGGCTCGTTCTACCGAGTGTCAGACTGCATTTGGCTACGGACGGTGCAAGAGTTCCAATAGCAATGCTATTTCCCCCGGTACGATGAACACCAAGGGTATGTTCTGGGGTTCCAATGATCAGACTTCCGGCGTGAAGGTCTTCGGTATGGAGAATGTCTGGGGTAACCTGTGGCGTCGTACTGCCGGTTGGATCAACGCCAATGGTACGCAGAAGGTCAAGCTTACTCGTGGTACTCACGATGGTTCTACTGCAATCGACTACAACACAGACGGAAACGGTTATAAGACGATCGCAAATGCTACCCCGGCTGGTTCTTCCGGTGGCTACATCAGCAGCATGAAGACGGAAGCATTCGGACGGCTGCCTGTTACTGCAAGCGGTTCCAGCAGCACTTATGAGGCTGACGGTATGTGGTACAATAACAGCCAGGTCAATTATGCGTATGTCGGCGGCCACTGGTACAATGCCCTTATGGTCGGTCCTTTCTCCGCTACTCTGTACTATACGGCGTCCAATTCGCACTCG